CATTTACTTTTAGGCATCCGCTTAATCAGTCCTTGTTTATACATGTTCGCCAGATACCGTCTTGCTGTGTAGTAGTCTAGCTTTAAAAATTTTGCCACTTCTTCTATGGTGTGCGGCACCCCATGTAGGCGGCGAGCTATCTCCGCTTGACGAACCCTTGCAGGTTCAACTCTCATCCCCAATTGTTTCTTCACGGTTGTCCACTCCTACCTCACCACATCTTTCAATCAATGCCGCATACCCACATATATCAACCACCGAATCTCTATGGCTTGGATCGTTTGCTAGTCGGGCACCTTTTAATAAGATCATCATCACACAAACATCTTGTGCATTGAGTACTCTGTCGCCTACTGACTTTAGGTACGCGTTCCACATGGTTGCGATAGCCTCCAAGTTTTTAGCCGGATGTCCGTAAGTCTTTTCTCGATCGCCATAGATAATGGCATGGGCTTCTTTAAGCACGGGTTGTTTGTTGTTCATAGTGGCGCTCCTGCCATTATTAATTTGTTCGCAACATCAGCGATGTTGTCCTCGTTAACGACCATGGCGATACCCCCCACCTTGCGTATGTCGTCTAGGTTTTTTTCCTGTAGTCCAGTGGGCTTGTTCTTACCTGCCTTGCACTCGATACCAAAGAACTTACCTCGGTAGCAACCTACAATGTCAGGCACCCCAGAAGAACCATAGCCCCCTGTGACTGGATAGAAGTAGTAAGCACCAAGATCTTTTAATTGCTTGACTACCTTGTCTTTGACTTTTTTCTCTGGGGTAGATGCCATGTCTATTCCTTAACAGCTTAGTGGTTTGAAGGGGCCTTCGGTTTCGGTATCCCAACAACACATACCGCCTCGCCCATCTGGTACGCACTTAATAGCCGCAAGTGCTGGTGTTGATACTACTGCAAAGGCAAATACAAACATCATAGTTAGTGCTTTCATTTCACTTCTCCTTAGTTTTATCGTCCGTATACTGCAACCAATCTTCTACGCGGACAAGAACGTAGAACAGATCTCTAGCTATTTTTTTACCTATACTCGGTATCCGTTCTCTATCACGCAACATCTTTAACATAGCTATTGGTTGAGTGATGTAGTCTGGTAGTTCTTCTTGGGTAACCGTAATGCTTTTTCCGGGCAACTTACTAGATGGTGTTAGTTCCACGGCGTAGTCTTCCATTTCACCTACAACATCAAAAACATCTACATAGTCAGTCATAAACCATACCCGCAAGGTAAACTTACTTTTAGGCTCGTCTTCTATCACTCTTACTCCTTAGTATCGTTATGTATTTTGGGAAGAGTATAACTATTGGAACTAAATTGGTCAACTAGATTTAGAGGCAACCAATTGCTCCCACTCTTGCCTTTCGACACCGAATATCCAACTCACCCCATCGGCTGTGCGGTATCCAACTTCAGGCAGATGAGTACTAGGGGGCATGATGCGTAGCAGACTGAACTTATCTAAGATAGACGCAGGCAATTGTTCTGGAGATTCATACTTATAGACTGCATCGGTTCCCCTCCTGCCGACAACCAACCCCGAGTTTTTAATCTCAGCCACATACACCATCTCGTGATTTGCAATGTCTCGTCTACGAAACTTCTCGATAGCGTTAGGTAGTTGCTCGACGGCGTTTCTATAGGTTCCGGTTTTGAATGTGACACCCTGCTGTACAAGATTGCTTAGTTCTTCTACATGGTCGATGTTTTGTAGTAATGAACTAGGGACATTTATTTCTGACACCCAAGAAATCATAGCTTCGCGGGCTTCGCCATCGGACAGGCTAGCTACTTCCTCTTCTTCGTATAGCGTTACCTGCTTCTTAAAGATACTCACCGCTTTCTTAATATCTTTGGTGCGATCCGCCCACATGCCTTTGTATCTACCGCCCCGACTGACTGTGCTATTCCGGTTGTATATCTCATACCGATCGGTATAACCCACATACGTAACTACGCCTATAGGTCTACGGTCTGGGTACGCAGGGTCTAGAAACAACAACTTACGGGCATCTACACCCATTTTGTTAAACGCGCTCTTCTCAAACGTGTAGTGGATAACTTGTCGCATACTACGATGGGCTTCTTTGGCGGTGATAATCAAAGGCTTAATAGTCTTGTATGTGCGATCCTCCGCAAGTTCTGCATCCAAGGCTTCCCAAAACTCTTCTTCAGTCTGATATTTAGTATCATCTGGGATGATAAATTTAAGCATCACTCTCTCCGTTAAGTTGACTTCCTACAGTGTAGGAAGTCGTTAGGGTATTTAGAACATTGACAGGATGTCGTCCACACGTTTCTTAACTGTCTCTCGCACCTCTTGGCTCTTGCGTACTGTGTCAGGCTCAACACCAACTAAGGCACGTTCCAAGCTCTGTCGGGCTTGCTCTAACTTAGGATCGTTAGTCACGTTCAGTCTGGTCAACAACCCACACAGCTCAGAGGCGTTGCTAAACATACTGTCCCAGAACTTCTTTTTGTTTTCATCTGTGTAGTCCAGCCGTTCGCTCATGTGAGTCAGGGTGGTATGTAAACGATCCCAAGTATCTTTCATTGCGTCCTGCAATTTGTTTTGGTAATACCCTTCGTACTGATTCTTTAGTTCCTGCTTGGTCTGCTCTTCTACATCAATACGGAAGTCACCTGCGTCTGGCACTGGGGTAAACGCGTACCGAAACTTGAACTTGTTGCGGATGTCCTCCACGTCTGGGTACTCATTCCGATCAAACATCGTACCCAATGTAAATGCAGATGAAGACACAAGCGTGGGGTACTCAATTAAAAACTCATTTACCGCTGTGTCGAACTCCGCCTCAAAGTTGTTTAACGTTTGCTTGTACTCAAAGAAGTTCTTCATCGGCAACAGTCGAGCGCCATTGTCAGACCAAGGTAGCGTGTTCATGTAGTGCCATGTGCGTACTGCTGTTGAGATACGTTGTATCGCATCTAGTTTGTTAGATCCTGCCAACAACTTCTTGTGGTAGTTACCGGCACGTGCCTTTGTATTCTTCGCCACGTCAACTTCTTCGGACACCTTCTTGTCCATCTTACGGGCTGTCCACATTGACATGTTCAACTCTACGAGCATTGCGTTATTACCAATCATTTCTCTTCTCCTAGTTTGGATTATTTAGTTTCTACGTTAGTTGGAAGTCCTACGATACGTCTGCACATGTACTCAACGAACTGTGAATTAGTCATCGGTATGTGTACTTCTTTCTCGATGATATGCTTGGCTTCATACAAGATGTCTTTGGTTTCCTTGCGAAGCATCAGGGTTGTATATCCTTTTGTGATTGCCATTTCTATTCCTCTAAAAGTTTAAGTATTGCTTCTGCTTGTTTGATAGACAGCGCCTCGGTCACAGCGGTAAAGCCAGATGCCTTGTGCGCCCATACTTCTTTTTCATTTACCACGTGGTATGTAGTCATACCTAGAATTCGATCCTTCATCACCACCACCTTAGTCTCCAACATACACGCTCACCCCCACGTCTGACTGAATGTTCTTCTCAGTGATACCCCAGAACACAGGTTGACCCCACACACCCCACCCGTTATGCAAGCACCCATCAGTCAACACCAACACACACTCGGGCTTCAGTGACTTCTCCTTGATGTACTTGGGAACACACACCACATCCGTACCTCCACCACCCTTGGGCTTGGTGCTCTGCAACATACTCTCGTACTCTCCCTGCTCGTAGGTCTCATGCTGTGCTACCTCAGTATCCCAATACACCAAGTGCACCCGCTCTGGGTTCAAGTCACGACATATCGCCATCACTTCGCCCAAGAACTGCGACAACTGCTCTTGCCCGATGGAACCTGACGTGTCGATCGCAACCACCATCTCACCCATCGTCTCACTGACTGCACTGGGCATATACACACCCTGATCCACCCACCTACGGTTAGGTCTGCGCCATGTGCTACTGTCGTGCTCATTTGCAAAGCTAGATACAAAGTCACGCAACACTTCACGCCAATTGATCTTAGCTTCTAACAGTTCTAAAATATCTCGTGGTACATTGCCCTTCAACCTACCGGCAAGTAACGCGCCTTGTCTTAACGCTTGGTCAACCTCTCGTGCCACACCTTCTCGCTCTTGCTCGGACAACTTGTCGCTTGCTTCCCAATCATGTTCGTCAAATCCCTCTGACTCTTGCGAGCCTTGATCGTCACCACTATCGCCTTGACCATTACCTTTCCTCTTTTCTTGTTGATCTTTGTCCAACATCTTGTATATCTCACCGGCATCCATGCCCCGATACTTCTCGTCAAGCAACCCACCTTCAGGTAAGGAAACTTCCTTACCACTCGGATCACTGTCAACGATCAGCAGGTTAATCACGTAGTCACACGCCATGTTCGCAAGCCGTGGCTTTTTGTCGTACAAGTGACGCCACACTGTTGTGTGTCTAAACGCTTTGTGTAATGTCTCGTGCAAAATCAGACCACGTAAGCACCGATCGTCCAAGCCATCGACAAAGGCAGTGCCATACCTGACAT